AAGCCGGGATGCAGGCTGACGACCAACGGGCTGCGGATCGTGGTAAAGCGGCTGGCAGAGCGGGCCGGGGTGGCCGGTCTCTCGCCGCACGCGTTCAGACGTGGGGGGACGGTGCAGGCAATCGAGCTAGGTGCGCCGAACCGGATGGTGCAGTTGCACGGGGGATGGAGCAAGGAGGCGATGGTGACGGTCTACAGCCGGACGCTGGTGGCTGATGAGCGGTTTGACGCGTATCAGCCAATGCGAGCGGTAAACGGGGTAAAATCTACGCTCGCGCGGTAAACAGTGAGTTCTACGCGCGAGTCGCCGGGGGCGTCGCTCGGTAACCGGTTGGTTCCTAGTTCGAGTCTAGGCGCAGGAGCCTAGTACCTGCTAACTGCTATGCGGTTGGTAAGGTGCTGAGAGTCGGAGGCTGGCAGTAGTCGGCCCAGAAGCGTCCGCAGTGCAATGCGGGCGTTTCTGTTTACGTGGTCTTGGCGGCAATGGCGCCGGTCTGCTCGTAGCGAGCAACATACTCATCAAGGGCCCGGCGCAGGTGATCAGAGCGATTGCCTAAGCCCATCTGCTCGACCAGTGCATCGAGCCGGTCGAGGAGAGTGACCGGCAACTTGAACGCTACAAGACGGGTGGTATCTTCTGCCACGTGAGCCTCCTGGGTCTGATTGCCGGCGCATCTGACCGGCAGAGGTAGTATAACACGATTATACGTTAGCTGTCAAGAGGGAATTTTCGATGCCATCAAAAGCAAAACTGCGGGTCACGAGTCACATCGAAATCACGACGAAGATCGCCGGGGTGACACATGACGATCCCAGCACGGGCATGAACAGGCAGGCGCTGATCAGGAAGCACGTCCGGCCCGGTATGCAACTGACGCCGGAGGCTGAGCCTGACAATCCCTACGATCCGGGCGCGGTAGGTCTTTTGTATCGCGCCAGGTTCGGCTTGTTCATGCGTGACGTGCATCTTGGCTACATCGGCCGGACGCACAGCGCGTACGTGGCTGAGAAGCTGCGCGCCGGCAACAGGGTGACGGTCACGGTGGCGCAGGTTACGGGCGGGTCCAAGGATCGGCCGACGTTGGGCGTCAATATCGTGATCCGGTTCTAGACGGCCTGCCTGAGCCGCCAGGGCGGGCGCAGCGGGGTTTTACGAGGTCTGCACGTCAAAACATACGGGCTGGCGCGTTGCTGCTACTGATCTACCCCCCCCCTTATCAGTGAGAACGGGGGGGTGGGTCAGTAGCAGCAACGCGTTTAAGGTAGGGCTACCGTTACGAAACATGCCGGGTGGGTGAAGTTCGTAACGTTCGGGGGTTGCATTCTGCGCTTTCATGTGGTATCATGAAAACGTGTAGGGGATGCCTGCACAACACGGCCAAGGTGAGGTATGCCCATGGTCGCTCCGAACGTTCTCAGCATTGCGGTCATAGTGGGGATCATTGCCCTGGCAGAGGGTATCAGCCAGGAATTGCCCGCGCTCGGTGAGCCGTGGGTGCCGTTCGCTATAGTCGCCCTGGGCGCACTGGTCAAGGGGCTACAGGTGGTGCTCCAGGATCGGCGGGCGCAGGGCTATGCCGTCCAGGCGCAGGGTCATCGGCTGCGCCGCTGGCTGGTAGAGTAGGCTGTCATGCCCCAGCGATCTGCCCGGATGTGTCGGGTGCTCGGATGTCCAGGGCTGGTGCAGGCTGGCCAGGCTGCGTGCAGCCACGGTCACGTCCAGTACCAGGTGAGCAGCGATGCACAAAGAGAGTCGTCGCACGCGCGAGGATACGACGCGCGCTGGCGACGATTGCGATTGATGTTTCTGCGCTCGCATCCTCTGTGCGCTGATCCGTTCGGCATCCACGATGGCAGTCCAGTGCCAGCGACAGACGTTGACCACATTGTTGCGCGTCGCGCTGGTGGATCGGATCGCTTCGACAATCTGCAATCGCTTTGCCACAGTTGCCACAGCCGCAAGACAGCCAACGAGGCCAGGGTAAGGGGGTTCCAATCTCTGGCAACTGCGCCAAGAGAGACCGCCGGGGAAGTCTGCGCACACGCCAGCGAAATTCCTCGGATTTCCACAGGTATACATAACCATGCCTAGAGCAGGACGCAAGCCGAAGCCAACGGCGCTGAAGGAGCTGGCGGGCAATCCGGGCGGCAGACCGCTGAACGATGCGGAGCCCAGGCCGGAGCCGGCTGGCGACGCGCGGCCACCGTACCGGCTGATGCCGAAGGCGCGGCGGTTCTGGCTGGAGAACGCGCCGCGGCTGGATGCGCTGGGGCTGCTGTCGGAGATCGACCTGCCGGCGTTCCAGATGATGGCGACGCATTTCGGGGTGGCCGTGGAGGCGGCGGAGGTGATCAAGGCCGAGGGGATCATGACGAAGGATGAGCATGGGCTGGATCGGAAGCATCCGGCGTTGCAGGTGCTGCGGGACAACAGCGGGGCGTTCCGGGCGTACGCGGCCGAGTTCGGGATGACGCCGAGCAGCCGCTCCAGGGTGCGGTCGGATGCGCCAGAGGAGCAGATGAGCCTGGCCGATGCGCTGTTCGCTGCGGTGCGTGATGTGCAGGAGGTGGGGGACGATGGCCAGGCGTAGTGTTCGCGCGCAAACATCGCCGCAACAGGCCGGACCGGATGGATCGGTGCGGGTGGGGCCGGCTGGGACGTGGTACGATGCAACGGCGGGCGCGGTGGCGGTGGCCTTCTTTGAGCGGCTGCTGCATCATGTCAAGGGTGAGTGGTCGGGCGAGCCGTTCCGGCTGCAGGGCTGGCAGCGGACGATGATCAGCGAGTTGTTCGGCTGGAAGCGGCAGGACGGGACGCGGCGCTATCGACGGGCCTATATCGAGATCCCCAGGAAAAACGGCAAGTCAACCTTGGCGGCCGGGATCGGGCTGCTGCTGCTGTTTGCGGACAATGAGCCTGGGGCAGAGATCTACAGCGCAGCGGCGGATCGGGATCAGGCGGCGATTGTCTTCGACGTGGCCAAGCAGATGGTGGAGGGGAGTCCGCAGCTCCAGCGGCTGGCCGAGGTCTTCAAGCGGGCGATCACGGTGCCCAGCGCGGCTGCCACGTACCGGGTGCTGAGCGCGGATGCGTTTACCAAGCATGGCCTCAACGCGCACGGGATTGTCTTCGACGAGTTGCACGCGCAGCCGAACCGGGAGCTGTGGGATGTGCTGTCAACGGCGACAGGGGCGCGGCGGCAGCCCATGCTGGTGGCCATCACGACGGCCGGGTATGACCGGGAGAGTATCTGCTGGGAGCAGCACGAGTACGCGCGGCAGATCATTGCCGGGCTGATCGAGGACCCGGCATTCTATGGCTACATCGCAGCGGCTGAGGAGACGGACGACTGGACGGACCCGGCGATTTGGGCGAAGGCGAACCCAGGGCTGGGGGTGTCGGTGAAGCTGGAGTACCTGGAGACGGAATGCCGCAGGGCGCAGAACTCGCCGGCCTACCAGAACACGTTTCGGCGCCTGCACCTGAACCAGTGGACGCAGCAGGAGACGAGGTGGCTGGACCTGGCGGCCTGGGATCGCTGTGGCCAGGCTGTGGACGCGGCAGAGTTGGCCGGGCGGCGCTGTTATGCGGGGCTGGACCTGGCCTCGACGACGGATATTGCGGCGCTGAGCCTGGTGTTTCCTCCCAGCGAGCCGGAGGAGCCGTACCAGGTGCTGCCGTTTTTCTGGGTGCCGGCGGAGAACCTGGTGGAGCGCGGCCGGCGGGATCGGGTCAGCTATGACGGCTGGGTGCGGCAGGGGCTGATCACGGCGACGCCGGGCAATGTGATCGACTATGAGACGATCCGGACCGCGATTGAGCGCCTCGGCGAGCGGTATGACATCGGCGACGTGGCGTTCGACCGCTGGGGCGCTGTGCAGATGTCGCAGCAACTGGAGGGCGCCGGGTTTACGATGGTGGCCATGGGCCAGGGTATGCAGTCGATGTCGCCGCCGACGAAGGAACTGCTGCGGCTGGTGCTGGATGGCCGGCTGGCGCATGGCGGCAACCCGGTGCTGCGCTGGATGGCTGACAACCTGGTGGTGCAGACGGACCCGGCCGGCAACATCAAGCCGAACAAGGCGAAGTCGACGGCCAGAATCGACGGCATGGTGGCGCTGATCATGGCGCTGGACCGGGCCACGCGACACGGCGCTGCGGCGCGGTCGGTGTATGAGGGCCGCGGGTTGCGGGTGCTATAGGACGGATAGGTCGGTTTCGGCGGATAGAGACGTTAGCAGAAGGAGCAACGCAATAGGAGACATGGCAATCACCCTGATGTTCTTCGGCATCGCGGCTACGCTGGCAACCGTGGCAATCGTGGCCGTGGTGCTGGTTGACCGTGCGGAGCGTGGACGATGAGAACGGCGCTGGCGGCGCGAGGCGCAGTGCGGGCCGGGCTGGGCGCGGGCGCGCCGCCTCGGTGGTGGCTTGCAGGCGGCGTGGCTGTGGCTAACGCAGTGGCTGTGTACCAGCCGAAGGGCGCGGCATCACTGGCGGCGAGCTATGTCAATCTTGCCAATCCAGGCACGTATGACGCTGCGCTGGGGGCTGCGCCGAGCTTCGACGAGGCGACGGGGTGGACGTTCAACGGGATTGACCAGTATTTGACGACAGGTGTTGTGCCTGCGAGTGGATGGAGCATGATAGCACGCGTGTCAGGCGCGGGTGGCGGCACTATTTTCGGGCAGCGCAGCATCGCAGTCGGATCAACGAGCCATCAAATAGTTCCAAATGCAACGGGGAATATAGTTGCATACCGCAATGGCGGCTCTATTGACGTAACGAAAAGTCCGGGTTTGACATCTGGGATATTGGCAATGGCGGGCAACGCTGCATATCGCAATGGTATCAATGAAAATATCACCTTACAAGCATTTGGAGGAGAGACACCGCTGGCCATGTTCCTTGGGGCGCGAAACAATCAAAACGTTGTTCATGCGTTTTTTTCTGGCTCGATAGCGGCGTTTGCCATCTACAACACGACATTAAGCGCCGCACAGGTGGCGGCTATCTCTGCGGCGATGGCTCTCTTGTAGGGCCGCACTCTAGATCACAGGAGCATAACCATGATGACCCTCGACGAAGTTCTCACAGTCTTGAACCAGCAGTTCCCCGGTGGCGCGCAGGAGTTGGCGGTTGCCTTGCGACTGCTCGGCGCACAGACGGACATGCGCATTGCGCAGGCCACGGCCCGCATCGTCACGGCGCAGGCCAACGCGGCCAACACGCAGGCTGAGCTTGCACGCCAGCAGGCCAACGCGGCGGCGACTGCGGCAGAGGCTGAGTTTGACGCCATTGTGGCATCTCTGGCGAACGGTGGCTAAAGGCGGCTCGTATGTCCACGTTAGCATTTTACGCGCAGTTTATCACCAACAAGGTCGGCGTCAACGGCCTAAGCGTCACCTGGGACGTCGAGCAGATCACGCGCAGCGACGGCACGCGGGCTGCGCTGGTGACGGCGGTGATCTTTACGGTGGGCATGCTGGCGCCCGCGTTGGTGCTGTGCGCTGGTGTGGCTGTGATGATAGTACGTGGATGGCGACGGTAAAGTTGTTGGACGGGTTTGAGTAGGAAGCAAACGCATGAGTACTGCACTGCGAGCAATCACGAGATTGCAGGACGCCGATGATTTTGGCGTTACCGTGTGCGCTGATGATGACGGTAAGGCGTTGGTTTATGATCATACGACGGGCATGTTTGTGCTGCGGGCAATGGCATCGTCCGTCGAGGTTGAGGCTCTGTCTGAGCTGTCTTCTTTGGTCTTTTTGTTTGACGACGGCGACATCGACAATGGCGATGTCCAATTTGTGATCGGTTAATCTTGCAGAC